GCGATGCTCTGGTAGGTCTGGTCTACCGTCAGTTGCTGGTTGGCAAGCTCTGTCGAAAGGGCCGCTTTCTTTTCCTGAATGGTCTGGTATTTTTCGTCGATTTCCTTTGCGCTGACCCCGGTTTTATCGTTGACAAGCGCGTCAAGGTATTCCGCAGACTCTGTAGTGCCATCCGACAATTCCGCCAGCAGCGCATCGGACAGGCCCATTTCGCGGGCCTTCTTCAAGTTCGCGAGATAGGAATCCAGGAACTGTTCCTGTGATTCAAGGTTGCTCATGATGCTGTTGGTAGAAATCAGGCTTTCGTTGGCGGCCTCGATCTGCGTCTGAAGCTCTTTCCATTTATCGGAACCGACTTTATACTTGCTCTGTTCTTCGACAAGCTTGGATATTTTTTCAATCTCGTTTCCGTAGGACTGATAGTCCACACTGTCAAGGCTTTTGACGGTGCTGTTTACCGCTTCCAGCATGGAATCCTGTACGCCCTGGACGTAATCCCCCAGGGCTTTTGTGGCTTCTTCAGCGTACTGTACTACGGTTTTGATGTTGTCGGCGTTCTCTTCCCAGAACGACGTTGTAGCTTCCGTAGCCTGCTTGATATCGCCGGGCATTTCGTTGACGGTCTTCCGGGATTCCTCAATAGCCGCTTTGGCTTCAAGATAGGCGGCGTATTGTTTGTCATATTCCGCCGTCGCTTCCTGCATTTCCTTGTAAAGCTGTTCGTAGTAGTCTGTTTCTTGTTCCAGAAGGGCCTTATCCTCAGCGGAAAGCCCCCTGGCGTTCCGGTACTGCCGCAGAATTTTGCCGTTCGATCCTTCATATGCGGTCAGCCCGTATTTTTCATACAGTTTGTCAAGCTGTTCCCGGCTCTGCCTGACCCGCCGTTCTGCAACAAGCTTGTCAACCTCAAGCAGGGGAAGCTCTTCAAACTTCTTGTCAAGCGCGCTTTGTTTCTGTTCAACCGCGCCCAGCAGGGCGAGCTTCCTCTGTCCTTCCTCCCATGCCTTAACGTAATCTTCAACGGCCTGCGTGCCGCCGGTAATCTCGCCGGTTTCGGTGTTGATGATGGAATTCAGGCCGGGAATGGTTTTGACAAGCTGTCGGCACGTTTCAAGCCAGGTGTCCTGCTTCTTCGTGATTTCATCCGTGCCGAGCCCCAGCCCTTCAAGGTAGGCCGTGGCGGCATCGGATGTGACCCCCAGTTTGGAAAGGGTGTCGGTAATATCCTTTCCGCCGGTTACGTTTCCGTTTTCGTCTTTCGTGCCGAAAAGATCGTCAAGAACCTGCGTTAAAGTATCGGCCTGTGCCTTAATTTCGGCAATCTGAGCCAGCTTTGTTTCCGTGTTCAGATCGATTTCGGCGAAATCATCAAGAACCGTCTTGCTTTTTTCGGCCGGGGTAAGCTTTTCTATAAATGTGTTGATAAAGTTGGTAGCTTCCGTGACAACGTCAATAAAGCTCTTGCCCAAAGTGGTCTTAAGCTGGTCGACGTTGGTCTGAAGCTTCCGGACGCTGTTTGCGTATCCGTCCGACGTGCGCGAGAAGTCCCCCTGCGCGTCCGATGTGGCCTGCATCAGGTATTGATAGCGCAGCATAGTCTGTTCGCCCTGATCCATCTCTTCGAAGGTCTTTGACAGGCCCTGCTGTAGCGCGTAGGCGTTCAGATTGGCCACGCTCATGTTAATTCCCAACTGCTTCAGGGGTTCGGTTTCGCCGCTGATTCCGCTCCGGATCTTTTGAAACGCCGTGTCAAAGTCCAGATTATAGAAAGATGCCATATCGGCGGCAAGCCCGGCAAGGTTCGTCGACATATCGGCGATTTCTCCGCCGCTCATCCCGGCGGATTTCATCATTGCGCCCAGGGTGCTGGTGAATTTTTTCGCCTGGGTTTCGGTCAGGCCGAACTGCGCGCCCGCGCTTTTGGCCCATTTATCTATTTTGTTTGCATCGCTTCCGAACGTGACATCAACGACGTTCTGGACTTCTTCCAGGTCGCTGGCGGCGGCCAGCGCGTCCTGCCCAAGATCCAGCAGGGCCTTGCCGATTTTCACCGCGCTGAATCCCGCTGTAAGCTTCTTCAGCATGCCGGAGAACTGGTTGCTGATATTGTTGGTGGACTGTCCGGCCGCGTCATCCCATTTGCTGGTTTCCTGCTGAATCGCCCGCGTAATTTCCTTGATATCGGCTATGGCGTGTTTGCCGTCCGCCGTGACTTCAAATACAATCTGACCGTCATTCGCCATCAGTCTTCACTTCCTTTGCCGCGCACTGCGCTTTCTGGATCATGCCGAAAAGCCCGGAAAAGACCTTTGACACGTCCGCGTCGTATCTGCGCTCCTGTTCCTTATCGGTCATGTGCAGGGCTACGCTTTGTTTGGCCTTCATGAGCCATTCCCGCTCTTTGGCGTTATATTTCGTCGGTGCGGGCATGGGTCTTGCCCGTATGCCGATTGTTTCTTCATATCTGCACCCGTCCGGGAGATACTGAAGCAGCTCGATGAACTCAAGCCAGTGAAGCTTATCCCTGAAAAGGTCTATATGATAGACCTGCCGGAACGCGGCCCGGATCAGCGGCGCGTCCTGCACATAATCGGTTAGCTTTTTCCCGGCCTTTTCGGGGCCTTCCGGCGCGCGCGGGAAAAGAAGGTCGCACAATGCCTGATAGACATTCCCGGCGCGTCTGGGCGGCCTGCAAACGCATTTTGCGCAAAGATAATCGCGCGCGTCCGGCAGGATATCTTCCCTTTGCATGATATCCAGCATGCGGAGAACGTTCCGGAAATCAAAGTCGCACTTATACCGCCGCCCGTCCGCCGTTACGGAATCCGGCAGGCCTTCCTGAAGCTTAATCACGGATTTCCGCCCGCTTTTGAACTTCTTCGATGATGTCTTTCAGCCGTTCCTTGAAGTACCGGCCGCACACGGCGATGATGCATCCGGGGTCATCCGCGTAAAAAGCCAGCAGCTTTTCCGCCTGTTCCTTCCCGAAAAGCACGGCGGCGAAGTATTCCGCCGCAGCCTTCACTTCTTCGTCCGGTGTGTCTTCCGTGATTTTCTTCATGCGGTCGTGTGCCCGGTTCAGCCCTGCTACCATGCGCATCGCGTCCCCGTTGACGGTCAGGGTTAACTTTTCCTCGCCTTCGCGGACAGTGATGGTATCATGCACCCGGTTCAGCGTGACTTCATAGCCCTGCCGCCGGAAAATCCGTCTGAAAAAATCCATGCTTTACCCCCTTTTGAAAAAAAGCGGGGCAGGGAAGCCACCCCGCCCCGCGCGCTGTGTCAGGCCGCATCCGTAACGGTCGGCTTGCCGTTGAACCGGATGGTGCAGCCGAAACTGTTTACGTCCAGCGTGCTTCCGCCGAAGGTGGTAATGGCTCCAACCGTCGCGTCACAGATAATCTGCTTGCCTTCCGCCACGATTTTGACGGAAGTGTTCCTGTCGGTTCCGAGCTTGTACTGCAGCCCGGCAATGTAATCCTGCGCGGCATCGCCGACAATGCGCCGCCCGGAAACGACTAATTCCGGAGCCGCGCCCGTGGTTTCGTTGTGGGCAAAGCCTTCGCCGCACAAAAAGAAGTACTGCTGATTTTGCTCATTTTCATTGAATTCCATAGATTCAATGCCCTTGCAGAGTTTGGCGTAAGTCCATGTATCGCCGGTCTTGGAAGTGCCGATGTAAAGTTCATTCGCCCAGTTCGGATTCATGTTTCATCGTCCTTTCGATAGATTTTAATGACAAGATCCCCCGACATCAGCCAGGCGTTGTTGTCTTCCCGGCCTATGATGCGGGGAAGGTTGCCGCCGGTTATGTCCACGATTTCCCACCCGTCCCCGGCGGGATATTCCGTCCGGCGGGTTAACGTGTCAATAATCCGGTTTAACGTGCCGGAAAGGATCTGCAGGTTGTGGTGCTTGCCGTTCATGGCAAGGGTCAGCGGAATGAAGCTGTTTTTATCCAGGTACACTTCGGAAGCCGTGGACGGGGCGATTTCTGCCGCCAGCCCGTCCGCCGTCCCCAGCGCACCCCGCGTCATGACGGCAAAATTGTTCAGGCCGTTGATTTCGCGAATCACGCTTTCAACGGCAAGGTCTATTTTGCTTGTGCTCATTTATATAACCTCTTGATTGCTTCCGCCTGTCGTTGCCATGTCGATAGATGGTTCTGTTTCGCAACCTCGCACCAACGCCAGGTTGCGTTGCTGTTTACATCCTTGAAAGCTTTGGGGATTTCGTAATACTGGCGCGCGGCGTACGGCGTATTCCAGATCAGGATTCCTTCTTTGAGCCTGCTGTGGATAAAGGAAGACATAATCAGCATGCCTGTGTCTTCCTTGCAATACCGGTTGCAATCCTTCAGAATCTGACTGGAAAGCATTTCAAGGCCGCTTTCCCATGCGTTGTCTATTTTCGCCCGGATGCTGTCCGCGCTGATTTCGATCCGTACCGCCATTAAACCAGCCCCACTTCGTAATGATGGAGAATGTCCGTATCATCCCGCAGCGCATCCACGGACAGAACCGTGTATTCCTGGCCGCGCACGGTTACCCGCATATCCCCGCCGTTTTCGTGGGCCTGTTCAAGCAGCGCGAACCAGTCCAGATGCGGGGTGCTGGTGCGCGCGTCCACGAAAAGCACCGACCGCAGAACGCAGTCGGTGTTGGTCTGTGTCTTCCTGATTTCGTTGGTTGGCTGGATGTGCACCCGCCTTACCGTATATTCCTCATAGGTCTGGTTCTGATAAAGATCAACGCCGGTGCATACTTTCACGGTCGCTGTGCTTTTCAGAATCCTGGACGGAATCGGTTTAAGCACATTACCACCAGCCTTCCCCGAATGTCGGAACCTGCGGGTTCATAAGCCCAGTCTGTTCAAGGTATCCGATGGCAAGGGGGCTGATGGATTCCGCCAGCGCGCCGCCTGCGCCGGATGCGGCCTTGCCGTGCACGGTCACTTTCCCGACCGTAAACCCGGCGGAGCCGGATTCATTGACGGAATTTATGCCGTTAATGGCAAGGTAATCCACCTGGGCGCACACCGCTTTTTTATAACGGATCTGTATCCGGTCGGGGAGGGCTTCCAGCGTTTCATCGTCCGCCCAATGCGTCACCGCACCGATAATGTCAGAAGCACGGGCGCAAAGGGCGGGGAAGGATGCTTCGTCGGCATCCGTTCCCTTGTAGACCGTGGAATAAAACGCAAAGTCTACAACGCCCATGCGCTCACCTCATCAAGTGGCAACGCTGTTGGCGATGATGCCCGCCGACCGGTTGGGCATCGCAAACGCGCCGTAGTAGTACCGCTCGTAATAGAGGTACTTGCCCTTGCTCTGGGCAGTAGGCGCGCTCATCATCGCGGTTTCATACTTCACGGGGGCCGCTACTGCCATCGGGTCAACCATAATCAGGTTGATCTGCTTCGCCGTTCCGGCGGGAACAAAGCCTTCCGAAAAGTCGAACGCCGTCTTCATAAGGTCGGAAGGAACCTCGGTGATGCGCACGCCGTCCAGCCTGGCAACATTCCGGTCAACGCCCCGGAAGCCTTCATCGGTGCTCACAAACCGGGTGATCCCGGCGGCTTCCTTCAGGAGCTTGTAGGTCGCGGGTGTCATGTACGCTTCAACGCGGTCACGGGCAACGCGCGCGTCAGTCATGGCGGCCAGATATCCGTCCCACTTCTCCAGGATGTTGGCGGCGGTCAGCGTGGTGGTGTCGGGCGTGGTCACGAAGCTGTGAAGCTTCGCGGCGAGGAAAGCGTCCATTTCCGGGATCTTCTGAAGTTCGGTGAAGGTCTTCGTGATGTTGGCAATGGTGGCCACATCGTTGGTTTCGTCGATATCCATGGGATCAACCAGCGTGTCCCACTCGCGATCCATTTCCAGGGTAACGGGGGTGTACTGGTTGTTCCAGTTCCGCTCGAACGCGCCGCTGATCTGGTTGCGGTTCACGGGGCGGGAGCCTTTCACGGTCAGGGACGGAATATACATCGTTTTGCCCATGCCCGGCTTATAAAGGTTGCTGTTGTTGGCTCCCCAGATCGCCCCGAAATAGGACAGATAGGGGTAGGCATTGCTCAGCGCGCGGCTGTATTCCGCCGCGTAGTTTACATCGGTTCTTACAAACGCCATTTTTTTACATTCCTTTCACTTATTTTTTCGCCGGGACAAAGCCCCAGGCATTGCTGAAAGCCGCGACCGCCCCTTCATTCCCTTTGGGCATACCGCCTTCAGGGCGCGCGCCGAACTGCGGCTTATTTCCCGGCGCGGGGTCTGCCGTCTGCGTGAAATACTCTTCGTATTCCTTCCGCAGGTCGGCAAGCTGTTCGTCTACGGGTTTCGCCCCGTCGGCCCGGTCGATCAGGTCATAAACCCTGTCAAAGAACTTCGGCTTCACGGCCGCGAATTCCGCACTTGTCCGCGCGGCCTGTTTCGTCTTGTACCCGTCGAACTGGTTCTGCAGTTCGATATATTCGGGCGTTTCTTTGACGTTTACGGGTTTCTGTTCCTTCGCCCAGGCTTCCTGCGCCGCCTTGATGGCCGCATCCTGCGCAGCCTGCGCCGCCCCTTTTGTGACGTATCCGTCATCAAGCGCGCGCCCGTACAGGCTGAAAATACTGTCGACGCGCTCTTCCGGGGTCAGTTCGCTGTTGTTCTGGATGTCGGCCAACGCCTTGCGTGTAAATATACCCGCCATGTTTAACTCCTCCTTTTTACGGGCTGAGAAGAGGCCCGTTCTCCGTGTTTAACGCCCCGGCGGGCATAATGGATTTGCAAAGGACATTCATGCCCATTGCAAATGGTATGAAAAAAGCGGCATCCGCCGCCTGTTCCATCTTGTAGAAGTCTTGTAGAAGTCTTGTAGAAGTTGCTACGCCTTGCGCTTGCGTGTGGTCTTTTTCGGCGTTTCCTGCCCGTTCCCGGGCTGTTCC